GGCCGCGCCGTTTCGGGAGCCCACGTTGCGCGCGGAACTCAGATTGGAAGGCATCACGGTCGCCGGCCGGTCGCGGGTCGTCGCCGCGCGTGGCTCGTCGGTCACTTTGCCGTTCCGCAGTTCGTCGAGATATTCGGCCCGGATTTTCGCCTTGTAGGCGTCCGGGTCGGAGCCGACTTCGTTCAATACCGATTGCCGCTTGTGCCACTGCACCATCGCTTCGTACTGATCCGGCGAGCGCATGATGCGGGTATAATCAGCGCCCCAATTCGGATCCGTTTCCCGCGCCGCGCTCAACGCGTGATAGGCCGCCTTGACGACGTCCTCGCCGTGCCGGGTGATCGCGAATTGGCTCTGCACCGCCTCGCGCTGGCGTTGAAACTCGGCTTGGATGGCCGCCCGTTCCTGCCCGACCCGTTGCTCGATCCTTTGGTCGATCGTCAGGTGCGGATTGTCCCAATCGAATTCCGGCGGCGCTTCCGGCTGTTGCGGCTGTTGCGGCGGCTGTTGCCGCTGTTGCAGCACGGCGTTGGTCAGGTCGGAGAGCTGCCGGCGAAGGTCGGCGACCTCCTCCGTGTAGCGCTTCGCTTTCTGACGTTCCGCCTTCAGCGCCTGGTAGGGCACTGGCCCGCGGTCGCCGTCGTCGTCGCCATCGTCATCCGGACGGTGAGGCTCGCCCGGTTCCCGTTGCGGCGGGGCTTCGCTCGGTTCGCGTTCAGGAGCCGGCTTGTCCTCCGAATAGTCGACCGGAATCTTTGGGGCTTCCTCGAGTGCTGATTGCTCAGCGTCCCGCGCGTTCAGAATCTCTTCTGCACTCGGCATTGCATGTTTTCCTTATTGCTGATGCGTTCAGCGAACGAAGCGCCCGTGCGGCGGCGACCCGAAACGCCCTTAACGGAGGCGGCCCGTTCTCCCGAATTCCGCCAGACTTGCGTCAAAGCGTTCTGTCGAGAGGTATTCGGCGAAAAAATCGTCTTCCCATTTCTGGATTTTGCGCGCCGCCTCACTTGGCGGATTCAGCGCCTTGTCAATCAACCATTCCGTGCGCTTGTCCATCACGCACGCGGCAAGCATCCGCAGCGCCATTTTCTCAATCTGCTTTTGTGCTTGCTTGCGTGTCATGCCCAGATCCTCAATCGGCGAGAAGGAGAAGCAACAGCTCCTCTTCCCCGCCGTCGTCCTCATATGCTGGCGGGTTCGGTTGCTCGACCTCCCGCGTGATCGGCTCGTACAGGAGCCGATTGAGCATTTCCATTGTCTCGGGCGCCGGGACCAACGGCGCCGGTTCCATCGTCAGCGGATCGCGCCGCTCGTCCCCGATGGCGGCAATGCGGCGTCGGCGCTCGTCCTCGAACCGGGCGCGCCGATCGAGCGATTCCCGAAGCCGCCGCGCGTGTCCCTTGGACGCCCCGCCGCCGCCCGTTATGGGCGGGATCGGGACAACGTCCGTGCCGATTTGAAAGGCGTTGTTCTGAAACGCGGTTGCTTGAAAGGCCGCGCTGTACAGCATCAGCCAAAGACCTTCTTCCAGACGCCCGCGTCTTTGACGTGAACCTCAGTCGCGGCCTTCCACGTCCCGGCGTCCTTGGCGTAGGGGGTCGCCGTTTTCCAGGTGCCCGCGTCCTTCACCGACAGGTTGGTGAGCCCGGCGCCCGTGTCGTTGAACGTGATGACGATCTTGCCGACCGCGCCATTGGCGTCCGACCCGAGCCAGTTGCCGCCGCCGCCGCCGCCTGGCGCAAAGCCGTTTTGCAGCAACGTCCCGCCTTCGTCGCCGTGCCCGCCGGCGCCGCCGCCACCCGCCCCGCCCGCCCCGCCTGTATGGTTCGAGCCGGCATCGACCGCATTGCCGCCCGCGCCCGTGCTGCCCGCCCCGCCGCCGCCGCCGCCGCCCTTCGTCGACCCGTCGCTATTGCCGGCCGCGCCGCCGTTGAATTTGACATCACCAATCGACGCCGCAGCGGTTCCGCCTGCCCTGCCGGTGAAGTCGGTCGGATGCGCCTGCACACCGCTTTTCGCGAGACAGCCTTGCGCGGTCGTCGTCGGCGCCGCGTTGGTCGTCAGCCGCACCCACGTGTCGGTGGGATTCGCCTCCGGGTTGTTGCCCGCCGGAATCGAACTGAGAGAGTAAAAAAGCGTATTCCCCGCCGCGACCGCGAGCGCATTGGTCCGCGCATAAGCGCCGCCCGAGCCGCCGCCGCCGTAGCCGCCGCCACCGCCGCCCGTGCATTCAATCTGCGCCGATGTCGCGCCGGCCGGCACCGTCGTCGAGCCCGCGCCGGCCGTCGTGCGGGTGAAGACGGTCGCCATCGCTCAGACCTTGAACCACACATCGCCGTCAGCGCCGCCCGAGGGGGCTGACGTTGAAACTGTGATCGCGCGAGTTGCCATCGAGCCGACGCCGATTGTCCCGCGCACCGCAGCCGCGTCGGCGTCGTCGAGAATCGTCTTCACGAACGTCGAAATGCCAAGCGTCGTTTGCGCCGTGCCGGCGTCGGCGTCGTCGATCAGCGTCCGCCCGTAAGACGAGAGCGTCGTCAACGTCCACGTCCCGGCGCCGGTCGCGTAGGGCAACTGATTGGCTGCGCTCGTCAACGCGGCGATCGCCGTCAGGTCGGTATCGAGCGTCTGCCAGCGCGCATCGCCGTTCGCCCGCGTCGGAATGTCAGTTGCGTTCGTGACGCCGATTAGCCGCTTGGTGAACACGTCGGTGCCGGTTTGCTCGACCAGCCCCGCCGTCGTGTTGAGCCCCGCCAGCGCCGTCAGCGTCGCGTCGAGCGCTTGCCAGCGCGCATCGCCCGCCGTCGTCGTGACCCCGCCCAGCGTCGTCAGCATCGCCGCCGTCGTCGTGTCGTCGAGTACGGTCTTCGCCGCCGCCGTCACCACGGCACTGTCGAACATCAGCGTCGTGCCCGAGCCGCCTACGACGATGTCGCCCTTGTCGCCGTCCGTGAGCCCGCCCCCAGCGGGCGCCGCCTTCTGGACAATGATTGCCGTGCGCGCGTTGTCGAGCGCCGCGCCGCCGTCGACATAGGTGACCGTGAAGTCCCAATAGGTGCCGACGTCGCTCGCCGCCGTGACCGTGTAGCGCCGCCACTTGGTCGCGTCGCTCTTCCTTTGCATCAAGAGCTTATCGCCGATGCCGATAAACGAGAGCATCAACGACGCATCGTTGGCGGGCGCGGTTTGTTCGTGAATGTAGATATGCGTCGCGAGCGTCTGGTCCGCGTTGTTCATCCGGAAATTGCCGGCGATCGGCGGCGGCGTGTAGGCGCTCCCGTTGAACGTGTAATCGAAATAGCCAAGCAGCCCGATGGTGCCGACGCTGTTGTCAACATAGCGCATCGTCGCCGCTTCAAGATCCGCGAGCGGATCGGCGGCGAGCACCAGCGGCCCGGTCATCGTGCCGCCCTCCGTTGAGAGCGCGGCGTTCGCCTTTGCGATCAGTTCGTCTTGCTCAACGATGCGGGCGATGTTTAGGATCGTCACGATCTTACCTCTTAAGCCTGCGCCGCGATCACCGCGACCGAGGGCCGGGTTTGCCCCGTGTTCCAGAAATGCTCCCAGGTGTGATACCGGCCGCGATTGGCCGCAAAGGCCGCCGCCACAAACCGCCCGAATTCGCCGTTCGGCAGCACGATCACCACCGACCCGTCCGCGGGATAGGCCACCGCGGCATTGTATTCCGTCGCGCCATCGAGCGCGCCCGACGGGAAGAAAATGTAGGTCTGGTGGTTGGTATTTGCGCCCGTCGTGAACGTCTGCCAATTGACGGTGTCGGAGGCGATGATGTGATGCTCCGCCTTCGCGGTGATGTTGGCGACCGTCAAGAGGCCGTTGGGGTTTTGCAACAGCACGATTTCGCCGCCGACCGTCGCCGCCGAATAGCGCAGGCCGACCGACATGAGGCTCGCCGCCGCCGTCAGGTCGACGCCCGTATAAGCCGCCGTGGTTGAGGTTCCGCTGTCCGCCGCGATAAGGCGACCGGACGAGATCGAGGCTTCCACCGTCGCCGCCGTATGGCCCGTCGGCACCAGCACATAAGCCTGCCCGGTCGGGGCCGTGCCGGGAGCGCCGTTGGCGCGGTCGAAGTCGTCGTAGAACGTCACGCCCGCCGCCGCCAGCGTCGCAACTTGCGCCCCGGTCTTGGCCGTATCCTCAAGCAGCACCGAGGCAATCGTCGAGTTCCAGTAGCCGTCCTGGCCACCGCCGAGCTGCACCTTGTTCAGCCCTGCCGGTGGCGTAAAACTTGCCGTCTTGGCGGTCTTGCCGTTGAGGCTGGCGACAATGCCGGTCGGCGTGATCGAGATGGCCACCTTGGACTTGGTCAGGATTGGCATCCGGCCGATGTCGAGCGTGCTCAAGGTCGAACCGCCCGAAAGTGTCACGGCCTGCAACATGTAATTGGACAGCCGCAGCGTGACGCGGTTGTTCGCCGTCCCGTCGCTGACCTCGGCCAGCGTACATGTCGGATTGAGCCGTGGCGCGCACGCGCCGATGACCATGTGCCAGGACGCTTTGCTGACGACGTTGACGGCATTGTCGACCGTGACCACGTCCGCCACCTTCGATGTCGACGCCTGATAGACGGAGCGGAACGTCGCCTGTTCGAGTTGCGGGCGCTCGATGCGAAAGCGCGCAGTGACCGGCGTTGCCGCGAGCGCCACCGGGTTGAGCGGGCAGTAGGTCACGAAGGCGGTCAACGCCGGTGACGTGCGTACGTGCGACGTCGTGAACGCGATGTCCGATTGCCACGGAATGCCGGCCTTGTAGGTGCCATCCGAGATATGAGAGCCGCCGGAATTGGTGAAGCGCAGCGCCTGGTCGCCGACGCTAATAAGCCCGGTCGTCGAGATGGCTTTGACGGAGCATGATCCGCACCACACCTGACTCGCCGTCGCCGCGGCGCCTGCGGTGCCAAAACCGTTGACGCCGAAGTACATGCCCGCCGTGCCCGAAGGCGTGCCGGTCATCGTGAACTCGACGTGATTGGCGTCCTTCGACATGATCTGGAACGTCAGCCCGTTGGCCGACAACCAGCCCATGTTGGTTGGAAAGGCACCGCCCGAGCCGATGACGCCGACCACCGCAGAGTTCAGATCGAACACGGCTTTGTTGGCAACCGCACCTTCGACCCATAGACCCGAGGCGACGCCGAGGATTTCATCTGCGCCAATGCGCGCGACGTTGGCCGCGACGCTCGTCAAGCCGCCTGACGTGTTCGGCACATTCGCCGCCGTGGCGCGCGCGACGGTGATGCCGCTCGCCGACGACGTCAGATCGAGACTGATCGTCGTCGCCGCCGGTACAAGCGACACGAGCGGCATCTCGAATTCGCGGACAACGCCATCCGAGCCCTTGTACTTGAACGTCAATGTCGTGTTGCTCGTCGCCTCGATCACCAAGTCGCCGTTCGCGGCCGGGGTCGATGTCGGCGGATCGGCCTGGACGCCGTGCTCCGCATTCCAATCGCTGGGCTGAACGAGCGACGTATCGCCGGCATCCGGCACGCTCGACGTCTTGGCGTGAACGACCCTCATCGCGGCGGCTGTTTCTGTTGCCTCGCCGCGCGCACCCGCGCCAGTTCGCTCGCGACGGCCGTGCGATGCTGGCGGTTGCCGTCGTCGACGCTCTTGATGGTCGAGCCGAGCGCTTCCATCGCCCTCGACATCGCCGCGGTTGCCTGCGCCATGGCTGCGAATTGCTTTTCGAGCTTGGCGTTGTCGTCGCGCTGCGGCTTGGTCTTGGCCATCTCCGTGTCCGTGACGGCCTTTTGCTTCAGGCTCTCGCGCTGGCTTTCGTGGTCGAGCGCCTGGCGATTGCGCTCGCCGTCGTAATGGCTCGTCAGCTCTTGCTTGCGCGCGTCGGCGACGAGTTCGTGATTGAGCTTGCGTTCGGCCAAGAGCGCGTCGGTGTCGGCCTTCAGCTTCGCCTTGTTGGCCTCGACCGCCAGCTCTTGCTGATGCTCTTCCCGCTGTTGGATCATCTTTTGCTGATGCTCTTGTTGCGAGAATGTCAGCTTTTGCTGTTGTTCCTGCGCCTTGCCGGCGGCCAGCATTTCCTGGCGCTTCGCCTCGATCGCCAGCTTTTGCTCTTCCGGCGACGGCTGTTGCCCTTGCTGCGCCGCCTCTTGCTTGCGTTGCTGCATCCGTTCGAGAATCTGATCCTTGTTGCGGATGTTGGGCGCCGCCTGGATCAAGTCCTCGAAACTAATCTCGTTGTTGACGTCCACCTTTTTCAGCTCGACGAGCGCCTGCCACTGTTCAATCTGCGGCGCCACGACGTCGGACACGTCGTCGATGTAAATATCGACTTCGCTTTGCGCGATGTTGTTCTCGATGCGCTGTTGTCCGGTCGCCGGGTCGATGTCCGGAACCTCGATCACCTCGCCGGTCGGCAGCGGCAGTTGTGTCATGGCTGGCTTGTTGATCGCGGCAAAGCGAATGTTTCGCTCGTCGTCCGTAATGCGTATCCACTTTTGCCCCGTCCAATATTGACGGATGCGATTCCACACCATGCGATAAACGCGCTTGTCGAAATGGCGCAAATTATCGAGAAGGTCGCCCATCTCGATCATGCCGCCTTGCTGGCTGGCCATGATCGCGCGGCCGGATGCACTCTCGCCGGCCTCGCCTTGCATCGAGGCGTTCGGCCCCATCATGTCGATTTCCTGCTTCGCCTCTTGCAGGAGTTGAATGTGTCCGGCGGCCAGGTCCGTGCGCTCGCGAAACTGAAAGCGCTGTTCGGCCAACCCACCCGGCGCGACCTTGATGACGCCATCCGGGCGGGCCGCTTCCGAGCGCGCCTTTTCGAGATCGTCAACGACCCCTTCCTCGTAAAGAATCTGATTCGAGTTCAACAGGTGGAGCGACTTCGATCGCCGCTTGTTGATTTCGTCCTGCGGCGAAATCATTTCGCGCACGGCCCCAAAACGGTTGCCCTCGAGATCGGCATAGGCCGATTGCGCCACCATGCCGGGTTCCGAATCACCGTCGTCGGTCACGAACGGCGACTTGCCGTCCAACAGGATGCCGCCCTTCGTGAACTCCGCGAAATACCATGCGTCGGCGGTCTTGCCGCCGCCTTGCTTGATCCAGATTTGCACGACGCGCACGCGCTTGCGCTTGCGGTCCGCCCACACCTGATAGGTCGGCTTGTCGTCGTAGGTTTCCGAATTGGTGGCTGACGCGATGGTCGCCTGCAACTCGTCCTCGCGATCCGGCCAGCGGGCGAGCGCGTCGTCAAAGTCCATCCACCACACACCGCCCAAGTAAGACGCATCCGAAAAATCGAGTTCAAGCGAGTGCGGATCGTGGAAAAATCGGTCCCACCGAAAGCGGCGAATGTCGATGCAAATCTCGTTGGCGTCGCCCGCGTAACTGTCGTCGTAGCCCTTGACGCTGACCTCGACGGCGCCAATCCCCTCGACCAGCATGTTGCGCCAGACCGCCGAGCGCGTTTGTTTGAAATCGCAATCGTCGATGACGTAGTTCAGCGCGTCGGTGCAGGCTTCCGCGTCCTGTTCGTGCTTTGGCGTGCGCGGCAGCGCGCGAGGCCGCGTCCGTTGCTGCTTCTCGAGGCCGACGAGGAAGTCGATCTTGCGCTTAATGCGATTCACGATGACGACCGGCTGACCGCGCTTTTCCAATTCCTTGATCTGCGCCGAGTCGAGTTGATCGTTGTCGACATAGCGGCGATCCCGCTCCGACAGCTCCCGCGCCTCGAACGATGCCTCCTCGCTTTCCTCGAACCGGCGCACCAATGCCGTCAAGCCAAGCGGGTTGTCCTCATCGTCACGGATGTCGGCCGTGCGGTCGACGACGAGCGAGAGCGGCATGACGGGGAGCCTTTATATATATCTAGGAGTATGGCGCCTGCGCCTAGCGTGGCCCGCGCGGGCGGTTTTTGGCGATCGTCTCTTGCGCAAGCTTGTTCACGAGCGCGATTTCATCCGGCGTCCATTGCGGGCCTTGGCCTTGCTGTTCCCGCGCCGCCTCGTCCTGTTCAGGGTTGCCAGCCTGCGCCTTCACGAACTGGCGCACCGTCGATTCCTCGTAATCCGGAACCGCGAGACGATGGCGCAAATACAACGGCAGGCGCTCGTCGTCCTTGAGCGTGAGCAAAGCGCGATGCATCGACTCGTGGATGATCGTTGACGGATCGGCGATGTCATAAACCATCTCGCCGGTTTCCGGATTCGTCATGCCGGCCAGCCCGCTCAGCTTTGACTTGCCGCTGACATCCGCCGCAATCGCCCGCGGATTGAACCCGAGCGCCGCCAGCGGCGAGTAATTCGCAGCCAGCGCCGCCCGCGTCATAGCGTTTTGCGTCATCTGTTGCTGCACGGGATTGCGAACTTGCGTCGTCGGCGTTCGCCAAGCCCGGTTCGCCGTCCCCCAAAAATCCGTATCCAAGTCCTTGTCCGTGACCCGCTGCCTGCCTTCCATCGGCAGCGCGCCCTTGGGCGTCCCAAAGATGCGCCCCGCCGAGCCCTCGATGTAGGCGCTCGTCGGCTCGCCGTAGCCAAACCCGCCACGCCGCGCCGCCTCGGCATCGTTCGACGTCGGATAGTTTGCCAGCGTCGGACCCGTCGTCGGGATCGGCGCAAAACTTGTGGCGCGTTGCACGGGCGGCGCTGCCAGGGCGGCAAGCGGCGGCGGTTGCTGCGGAGGCGATCCCGGCGCTCCCCCGAACAACTGCCGCAGCCAATCCATGCGATGTCCTCAGACGGTCTGCCAACTGACGCCGTTGGACGGCGCGTCGTCCCAAGCGTCCCGGCGCGGCTTCACGACGATCTTGTCCTTGACCGGCGCCAGCATCTTGTCGAGGAGCTGTCCCACCAGCCCGAGCGCGTCGGCCTGGTCGTCGTGGACGCCCACCGGAAAGCGCAACAGCTCATCGATCAGGTCGGAGCGAAACGGCGCGGTTCGCAGCACCCGAAGCCCTTGCATGGCCATGCGGCCGCGTATGCTCTGCGCCCGGACGGCTTTGTCATGCCGGGTCGGGAATTGCTCCCTCACCGTGTACGCTTGCCGCTCACGGGCGCGCTTGAGGAGAAACGGGCCAACGCCTGACTTGATTTGCCCGGTTTCCTCGGCCCAACCCATGGGCTTCCATTTCTTGACCAAGTCGCAAAAAGCCTCGACCCATACGTCAGAGGAGGCTTGTCGGCGCCACAGGTCGAGCAAGTAGAGGTTGCGATCGTCGTCGACCCCGAGCACGACATGCACCGTGTAGTCACCGCCATCCGACGTGACGGCATAATCGGACCCGCCATACACGCGCAGGCTTGCCCGTTCGGGCAGGCGCTCCACGTCGATCACCCACTCGCGCTTGAAATAGCTCCCCTCGTCCGGCGCCGGCCGCCCCTGATACAAGGCCGACCAAATGCGCGGATTGCGCTTGGCGACCTCGACCATCTCTTGCGTGAACCACTCGGGCCACAGCCTGGCGCCGACCGGGCGCCCGAGCGGATCGTCGAGCGACTCCGCCTCCATCGGAATGTTGAGCACCCGCCAGCGGCCCGGTTCCTCGACCAGCAGCCGCCCGACCAGGTCGTCTTCGTGCCAGCGCGTGGTGATGATGATCACGGCCGCGTGAGGCTTGAGGCGAGGCACCACGTCGCCCGTCCACCAGTCCCAAATCTTATCCCGGATGATCTTGCTGTCAGCGTCCTCGGCCGAGCGGATCGGGTCGTCGATCAGAAAACAGTCGGCGCGGCGGCCAGCGATGCTACCGCCGACACCAGCCGCGAAATACTCGCCCCCGCTCGTGGTTTCCCAGCGCCCCGCGGCGGAATTATCGGAGGCGATCGAGAAGCCGAGCGTATCCGAATGATCGCCGACCAGGTTGCGCACGCGCCGGCCCCAGCGCTCCGCGAGTTCGACCGTATGCGAGGCCGCGATAATCAGCCGGTCGGGATGATTGGCCAGAAACCACGGCGGAAACAGTACGCTCCCGTAGGTCGACTTGGCGGATCCGGGCGGCAGCGTCAGCACCAGCCGATCATTGCGGCCTTCGCTGACCGCCTCGAGTTCGTCAATGATGATCCGATGATGGCTTGCTGGGAGGAAGCCGCACGAGATCGCCCATTCGCTGAGATTCTCTAGGATCAGCGCCCGCCGGATGTCCGGCAATTGTCGGAGCGCTTCCGCCTGTAGCTCGGGCGACCAATTCTCGAAACCGCTCGCGGACTTCAGCAACGTCGAAAGTCGTTCGGACATTCACGTTTACGTCCTTGGGTAGCAAGCCGGCGGCAATGCGCAGATAGGTTGAAGGGTCTTCTTCCCGCACCCGATCAATCACGCCCTCGCCGTGTTCGGCGAAGTCGCGCACGACCGCATCAACCAGTGCGTGTTCCAGATCGCGGCGTGTTCCGGCTTTCCGACCAGGCCCGCCGTTATTCCCCGTTACGAAGCGCCCTGATTTTGGGTCTTTTCCTGCCCCTGGCGGGCCTTCCGAGGTCTTATTCGGTCTGATTCGGGGGGTTTTGAGGGGACTTTCGGTCTTGGCCAAAAGTGTATCCACAAATGCGAAAAGCCCCGCTGATAGCAAGGGCCGGGACGCGCAACTTCAGACTGCGCAACTGACAGTTGGCGCAATGTGCTTTCACAGTCAAGCCGTCGCTCGCGTTTTTCCACAGGGTGGCGTTTCACCCAATGTGGAAATGCCCGCAAAGGGCTTTGAGGGCGTCGCTGACGGCGATTGACTGATTCCTGGTCCATAGCCGCTCGTCCTCCTCCGGATGCGCCTCTACGGCTCCCAGAATGGCCAGCAAAGGCGCCTTGCCGAGCGCGGCACATGCGTCGGACCACTGCCGCAGCCATTTGCGCCGCAAGCTTGGCGGCAGGTCGGAGCCCTTTCCGCGTCTCGAGATGAAACCTCGAGGGGCGCCGATGGCGCGTAGGTAGTTTTCGCGAACCTCGGCGAAGGCGAGGCCCGCTTGTTCGAGCTGGCCGCCGGTGTAGCCGCCGCGATTGCGGATGCGGCCTGATTTGATGGCCCGCTGCCAGGGCGTGGCGCCTGCGTTGGTGTGCTCGCCGCGTCGGTGGGGCTGGGATGCCGTGAGGGCGACGAGGGCCTCGTCGGCTCTGGCGTGGCGGCGCCGCAATCGTCCGTTTGGCTCCCGGGATCGAGAGGCGATCATCGCAGCTTGTCCACGATCCGCTGCGCCTCGTCGCCGACGAGCGTCCAGGCTTCCGCCTTTGCCTCGGCGCGGCGTTTGCGATGCGCCTTGGAGCCGACCGGCACCCCGGGGCGCTTGTGCTCGTCACAGCGCCGCTGCAACGCTTTAAACGCCTCGGACGTTTGCGCCGCCTTGCATGTGAATCCGTACCCGCAGTCCGCGCAGAACGAGAACAATATTGCGAGCCCCGTCACCGAACCGTCTGGCCGCCGGTAGGGTTCGGTTCCGACCCGCCAATACGGTTGACCGTCGATGAAGTGCTCCGGTATCGGAATGCCGTATGGGTTATGATCCATCATCACAGCCTCTCCCCGTTTTTTCCTGTCTCTGCTACGGAATTACGCCCTCGGAAAAAGGAAAAGGAAACCCACCAATAGGTGATGGGTTTTTTCCTTTTCTTTTTCCTGCCTCCGGAGGGCCAGTGGGAAATCCGGAAAACCCGGATATTTCCGTTTTCCCGTTTTTGGATTTCCATAACATCACAGCGGCCATATCCATTCGCGCTCCCCGATTTGCCGGTAACAAGCTTGTCCGTTGGTGGCATCCACGGCGAGGAGAAGGACGCCGTTCCAAGCCTTTTGCCGCGTGTTGGCTTTTTGCAGCTCGTCGCCCGAGCCGCCTGGGTAGCGCCGGTAAAACTCGTCGCGCACAGTGAGGAGCGGCACAGCCTTGACCGGCGGCCCGCCGAAAAACGGTTGAATTTCGGTTGCCGCATCCATGACCGCATCGAGCGACTGACGGAGATATTGCAGCCCCTTTGGGACTTTGCGCATGGTGCGCGCCGACACCGCGCCGCTCGATCCCTTGCGCAGCCGCGGCACGAGCGTCGTTTCGTGGCCGCTCCCGACCGGGATTTGCGCGAGATCGAACGACCAGCCCAAGCCGGCCGCGTCCCAATCCTTATGGCGCTCGACCGAGAGAAAGGTTGTCCGCGCGTCTTGATCGCCCTCGGCCTTCAGCCGCGTCGAGAACGAGCCCCACAGATGCGAGTGGCCGCGCCCGCGTGTGTCGTCGCTATAGCCCGAGTGCGTCACGTGCAATTGCGTACAGGTCAGCTCGTCAGCGAGCCGTTGCGTCCCGCGGACCCACGCCGTGATGATTTCCGAATCGCCCTCGTTGCCTTCCATCGAGCCGGCCAAGAGATCGAACACGGCGAGCTTGCAGCCCGGGAGCCCTTCGCGAATCGTGGCGATCAAGGCATCCACGTCGCCGACGCGATTCATAATCACGGGAACCTTGATGATCCCGATAGCGGCGTTGCCGACCTCGATCGCAATCGATTTGTCCTCAAACCACCCGACAATCCGCTTGGCGACCGCCTCGTGAGCCCCTTCTGTCACGATGTAGAGCACCGGCCCTTGCTCGACCGGCAGACCGTGCCACGACCGCCCGGTGGCGATCGAACAGAGCATGTCGATAGCCAGGAACGACTTGAACGAATTCGATTTCCCAAATAGCACCGAGACTTGCGCGGCTGGCAAAACGTTAGCGATGAGAGCAGGAACGGGCGGAAAGTTCAGAA